AAAAAGGCACGTCCATAATTTCTTTTAGACATGCTTTTATTGCGCCATGTTTTATTTTTATCACCAGGTTATACCGCCGGCTGGCATCAAACAGCATGGAACCATCAAAACGCCGTGTGCCGTCAAATATTTCAGTGCCCCAGAACGGGATGTCTGTGCGTATTCTGATAACAGGGACATTTATCGTTTCAAACAAGGGTATAACCAGCGCAATTACATATATGGTTGTATCAAAAACTGACCTTTCCGCTTTTACACGCTTTAATATTTCCTTAAATTTTTTAGATGTGTCCCTGGATGGTTCCCCATATACAACAACCTTAAAATGGAACGGCTGTCCGTCATATTCGTACCAGGGTATAAATACAGCCTCTGCCATGAATACCCTGGTAATAAGCTCTTCAACAGCCTTGCGTGTGCCAGCAAACATATATACAGAAAAAGCACTTTTTATTATGCCTGCGCGTGTTTCTGCATCGTATTCACTGGCATAATAAGGTGCCCTTATGGAAGCTGCCATATAATCATAGTATTTTTCTGGCACATTATCCAGGTCTGTCCATACTGCCAGGCTTCCTGCCATTGTTATAAGTTTTTGCATCTGTCTGTCAAGTGCATATCCAAAAGCCTGGTTTTCTTCTGTCTGGAAATTTGGAGGCATTGAAAGATAAGTTACGTTGCTGTCCCCTAATTCCATTATGTGTCCTCCATCCCGCAGTATTCCAGTGAAAATCCTGTGCATACTGCTACCTGTCCAGGATTTATTTTTGTGTATACAGGTGATGTTGTTTCCACTCTTTTAGCCCCTGCTACCCTGGCATATTCTGTAAATATATCAGGGTTGATATCATACCCCATATTTTCGTGGTTTATTGATATAAAGTCCCTGGCAGCTTCATTTACAGATTTTATGATTGTACTTTCTGTATCCCTGTTTTCACTGCTGATATAGTATTTTGCCTTGAAGTTATAAGAAACAGTTTCTGGTGGGCAGACTATGACCTTATCTGTATCAGGAAACGTTTTAAGCCCTTTAAGATAATCCAGGACTTTCGCACAGTAATCTTCATCAGGGACATTGCCGCCAGATAACATTATGTATATAATAACTGTTGCTGTAGCATTATCAGTAATGATATTTACAGATACAATGTCTTCACTGAATTTTTTTGTCCAGAATATATATGCATCTTCCGGACCTGCAACAGAATATGCTGATGGAAACATATAGGTCAGCGCGCGTCTTTCTTCCAACGTATAATCATCTCTTCCGCCAGCAGATATATCTGTGTTTTTTACTGTGCCTATATTTAAAACTGGTTCCGCCAGTACATTAATCTGCCCTGGCATATAGCTATTGCCTGCGGTTCCTTCCTGTGTACATGTTGCCTTAACCTGTACGGATGTTTCACCTGCTTTTATAACACAGCTGTTATCAGATGAAAAATATATATCATCACCTGCTGTAGCTTTAGTCCCGGCAGGGATATGGACATCAAACCCTAAGGCACTATTTATCCCAAATTCAAGCGTACATACAGCTGCCTTCAGGCTGCTTCCTGCAAAGCCTATGGTTGCTCCCCAGTTCTTCAGGACTGTTTCATCCATGTATTTAATGAAATTCTGCTTGAAAGTATATTCCATGAATTTATACGCCTGGAAAATTTGCCCTGCTACAACGTTGAGCATCAGGCGCACCGGGTTTCCGGGATAAAGGGCGGCTTCTTTCCCCGTAACTTCTAAATATTCATCCTGGTAATCTGTAACCATATCTTCCTGTATTGCACCAAGGCTTATTCCCATATCACCTAAAAAGTCGATTTCAGGCAGGTTGTCAAGGTCTGTAATGCTATCTGCCATCACCAACCACCACCTTTACACCAGCACTCCCGTCATCATTGGCAGTACATGTTATTTCATTTACAGACACACGTTCTTCCCACTCTTCAATCTGGTCTGCTGCCTGTGCGTAATATTCCCCTTCATCACCGCGGGAAAGCCCTGCAACAGCATCCGCAGTAATGCCCATATCCCGCATATAGGGCATGGATGCATACGGTGTTGAAAGTATTGTGCCTGCACATTTAATTATGTCTTCTGCATTTTCATCTGTGCCATTATATATAACCATTGCCTCCGCCCCCTGTTTCAATCTGGTATTTTTATTCTTTGTCCTGGTGAAATTTTTCCAGGGTTAGTTATTGCATCAAAGCCTTCAGACGGGGTTTTGTTTGCATTGTATATCTTTGCATACCTGCTTCCCTTGCCGTAATACTTTACAGCCAGCCCCCATAATGTATCGCCTTTTTTTACCACATAAGCCTGGTACCCTGTTTTAACCCTGCTTTTTTTATCTGTGCTGCTGCTTTCTGCAGGGCTTTTGCCAGCCCCGCTGTCTTTACTACCAGGACTGCCATTGCTGCCTGTACTGCTTTTACCACTTTTCTTTTTTGTCTTAATAATTTTTTTCTTTTTATGGTTTCTTTTTACAGGCGGGTATTCTTTAAATGTTACTGTGGCTGCAAACCCTGTAAGTTTCCCGTTCTTATAAAATGTTTTCATATCGTTAGAAACACTTGTAATAATAAACTTGGAGTTCCCTATACGCCACCCGCCAATAAAAAGCGGGTAAACTTTGGCGCCAAGATTATAAGAACGTAATTTTAAAAGCATTTTCCAGGGGTTTACCCCGTATACAGCCATAAAGTAAATTGTCATGCTTATTCCATCAGGGTTTTTTGATGTTACTTCAACAAGTGGTTTTTTGCCGCTGCGTTTGTGTTCAGAAATATTTATGGATGTGTTCCATGACATGTCATTAAAAGACTGTACTTTTGGTTTTCCTTTTTTGCCAGTCCCTGTATAAAATTTTATTTCCCCAAAATGCCCTACTTTTCCCATAAAACCGCACCTTTCCTAAACAACCTTATCCATATCAAGGATGATTTTGCCACCATTAAGGGCAATGCTGTTACTGTCCAGCTTAATATTGTTACCGTTAAGGCTGATATCTCCACCATCAAGTACAATTTCCTTTGCTGCAAGCTTTAATGTACCGCTTTTTATATCTGCATCTATGCTTATGCTGCCTGCCTGCAGGACTAATTTTTCCTGCCTGGCATTATATTGTACAGATACTTTACCAGAAATTTTTTTATAATAATCACCGGCAGCAAGCCCGTCCAGGGGCATATTGGAAGCATTATAATATTTCCCGATTATAAAACCTTCATCCCTGTCCCTGTACTGTTGGAAAACTGCCAGGACCATATCACCTGTATCTGGCATACAGTATTCAGAGGACAAAAAAGGCAGTGCCGTCTTTATGCTGCCATCTGTACCATCAAACACAACGTCTGCACACCCGTTTTTATAATCAACAGAGGATATTTTCCCATGTTTTATTATTCCGTCCATATTTAACCACCATACTTAATTAATATTTGTCACGCATTTATGGCACTGCAGGGATGATGTAAATTTTTCATTGATGGAATGTGTCACCTGGTCTATAAAATAACGCCCGTCAAAGCCGCCAAACCCTGACACCTTTATAACTTTCCCTGCCTGGTATTCCGGGTTGCCCATAAGTTCAAATGTGGCTGTAATGGCACCCCGTAAATTTTGTGCAAGCTGTGCTTTCGCCTTTCTTTCTGCTTCGGCGTGTGTATCCGCGGAACCACTGGTATTTAACAGCCTGTTACCTTTTCTGCCGGGCAGTATGTATTTGCATGTAATGTCTTTTCCATCTTTGTCCTGGTACTGGAACTTTACACCGTCATAGACCATTGTTACAGCGCGGTCAAAACTGTACCTGTTTTCCTCACTGAAATCTGATGGCTTTAATGTAAATGCTGCTTTGCGCTTTTCATATTCTGTCTGGCTGTATACCACAAGTTTCTGGTTATATACTTTCATGCACATGTCATAAGAAGAGCAGACAGAAAATGCAAATGCCATGTCAGTCTTTCCGCCTTGTGACAGTTTGTCTATTTTCTGGTTATCTGCCTGGAACACAAGCTTTATACCAGCGCGCCCGGCAATTTCTTCCAGGACAGCCTTTACAGATGTCTTTTTATATGTTTTGTTACGTTCCGTAACATTAAAAGAGGAATTTAAGGGAATACTTATCCCGCTTATGCTGGCTGTGCCAGGGTACCCTTCTGCTGTAAATTTATCAATGCAATATCTTCCAAGGAACACAGACCTTGTATCTTTCTGGCTGTTCCAATGTACAACCTTAATGCCTGCCTTAATAAAATCTGTGCTCTTAGGAAACCATTTCTTTTTAAACCACTTTAAATTACGGTTCTGTACGTCAATTGTAATTGTATCTGCTTCACCGGAAGCATTATCCACAGCAGTAAAAGATGCCATGTCATCTGTTATGACCATTGTTTTTTTATCATTATATTTTAAAACGACTGAACTTTTCCTGCTATCCATCCTCTTCTTCCCCCTTATCAGATACACCATCAAGGGCATCTGCTTCTAAATCTTCATTGTCACGCCATTCCGGGGCATCTGCTGTATCATCTTCTATATTTATTTCAGGGCAGGTTATTTCAATCCCGTCTTCAAAAATAAATTCTTTAAGGTACTGTGGGTTCGCATCATAGAGCACATTTACATAATCTTCGCTGCCATATATTTTCCATGCTATGTAATCCCACATATCACCCTGCTTAGTCCTGTAGGTTATTCCTCCCATGCCTGCTGCCTCCTGCTTAGCTGTTAAAAGAAACCCGTTTTGCACTTTGCGGCATTTCTTTTAAAACTTTCTTTATCAGTTTCATAATTTCTGCATTATTTGCAGACAGTGCATTATTAACCACTTTTTTATCAGCATTGCCTTGTATGGTAATCTGTGGTGAATTTGTTATATTGATGCTGCCGCTTTGTATGCTTTCCCTGGCATTTCCAAAGCCGTAGCCTGCATCGGTCCGGCCAGCCTTTTTAAAGCTGTTATAAAGCTGTATGCCGCGTGTCCCTGGTACAGTGCTGTACGGGGTTTTATCTTCTACCGGCTCCATCCCAAGTTCTTTGCCTGCATTCCGCCACAGTGCTTTTGCCCTGGATGAACTGTCCAGGGGGATGACTGCCTCCCTGCCTTCTTCTGCCAGGATAGAAAGTACAGGGTTTGAATATATGCCGCCCCTGGCGTTCTTAGCGAGTTTTCCCTTTTTGCCAGTTCCTGTATTTCCTGGGGAACTTGTGCCACTGCCAGGGGATGTACTGGCGGTGCCTCCGCCCCCTGCTACGTTTAACTGGACATGTGTTGTTATGGTTTTGTTTAAGCTGCTTTCCAGCCCGCCCATAAGGTTTGTTGCGGCGGATATTACAGCACTTTTATTATCATTTATGCCACCTGCGATGCTTCTTGGTATCCCTGCACCTTTTTCATTACAGGTACTTGTGATGTCTGCCCATTGTACATTCCCTGCTGTAGCGTTTCTTGTAAAACTGACTGCTTCATCTGCTGATGCCGTCACATTGTTTAAAGCCCCTGCATCATTTAACCCTGTGGCAACAGCTTCAATCATTCCTGTAGCAGCAACCTGTGCCTCTGTTACCATCTGTTCCCTGCCATCCCTGATTACTTCTATGCTGTCTTTGAAAAGGTTTGATATGGCATCTGAAGATGGCTGTGCCCATTCAAAGGATGGCATCTGTATGCTGTTGCTTCCATCTGCTTCCCCTATGGCAAATGCTGCTGTGCTGTTGCTTGCCTGCACCATCCCCTGGCTGCTTTCTATCAGTTTTGCAAGCTTTCCTGCTGCTTCTTCAACGACAATGCTTTTATTATTCATGCCCTCGGCAATGCCTTCGGGCATAGTGCCTCCTGTTTCAACACATGCATTGACAGCGGCTGTCCATTTGTCACTACTGCCTATGGTTTCCCCGAAGTATTCCATTGCATCTTCTGCTGAACCTGAAATGGCTGACAAAGCCTCAATATCATTAATTCCTTTTGCCAGGGATTTAGGCACTTCCATGCCTGCTTTCTGGAGTTCATCTGCATAATCCTGCATGTCAGACCATATATTGCCAAGCCCTGACTTGAAAAGCTCTGTTATTGCGCCCTGTGTCCCGCTGGAAAGCCCCATGCTTTCCATTGAGCTGTCAAGTATGCCTTCAAGCGTACCATTTAATTCATGGCTGTTTACTCCCTGCTCAAGGGCTTCATCAAGTCCGCTTTTTAAACTTTTGCTAAGGTTATTAAAAGCTTTTTCTGCTTCCGGGTATGCACCCTTAATTGAATTTACAAGGTAACCTGAACTTTTAAGCATTGTCTGGGCTTTTTTCTCATGGTATGCCTGGGTTGCTTCTTCTATATCAGTTTCATGCCTGCTTTCTGCCTTTGCAACCTTCTTCTGGTACTGTTTTCTGGTTATATCCTTGTTATCCAGCTTTTCTTTAAGATCTGAAAGCTTTATATTTCTTTGTGCATTAGCATTTGTCAGTGTTGTATTATAAGCTTCATCTATTCCCTGGTTTGCTTCTTCTGTATATTTCTGTACATCTTTTGAAAGCTGTTTGAAAGTGTCTGCTGTAAGGTCTTTGCCTGAATACTTGGTTTCTAACTGCTGCCAGCCTGCTTCATCTTCTGCTTCTGTAATGGCTGTAGTAATTGTGTTTATCTTGCCAAGAAGCTTTTGTATTGCCTGGTCGGTTTTTATGTCAACACCATTTTCAACAGCTTTTTTAATTTTTTTGTTCAGCTTGCTTTCAAGCCCTGAAAGCTCTGCGTCAATCCCTGCATAAAAGGCATCATTCACTTTGGATTTTTCAGAATTTTTACCAAACAGGAGTTTCGTAGCTACTGAAACACTGTAACCCTGGCTGTCTGCTATATCCTGTGCAGATTTTACATAGTTTTCTATTTCTGCCTTGTAGGTGTCAAGGTCATCTGTTTCAAGTTTAAACCCTGCCTTAGCCTTCCATGTTATCCTGTTAATGCTTTTCATGCTGTCTGCCATGTTGTTGACAGCCTCATCAGTATTGCCAATGCTTTCAAAGAGCTCTGAAATACGTGCAAGTTTTTTCTTGCCTACAATTTTCTGTGCTGTTCCGTCAATGTCTTCAAGTGAAAGGGAAATATTCCCGAAATGCCCTTCAAGGTCAGCCTGCACAAGTTTTTTGTGTGCATTGTATGCGTGCGTGCCAACTGCTGCTGCCGCACCAGCAACAAGCATGACACCGCCGGCAATAAACCCTCCCCTTCCTATATCATCGAGACCTTTCACTGCAACAGAGAAAGATTTTATGCCGTTTACTACTTTTTCTGCTGCTAATGCCCCGCCAACCCCTGCAATGGCTGACTGCACTGCACCAAAATTATTAACAATGCTGCCTGTGATGCTGCCTATAATATTCCCGGCACCATAAACAGTATCTTTAATCCCTTCAAACGTCTGGTATATCTTTATTTCATTGTTTTCTGCAAAATCTGATATTTTTTCAGATGCAGCGTTGAACATTCCTGTAAAATCATGTATGACCTCTACAACTTCACCTTTGACTGCATCACCAAATGAAATCTTTGCATCACTTAAAGCAGACTGCATGATTTTCACTGAACCTGACATTGTGCTGGTAATTTTCTTACTCATTCCTTCAAGGGTGCCATCTGCATGTGAAAGTTTATTATCCAGGTCACTCCATGCACTGGCTGAACCGTCTGCCCCGTCTTTTACACTGTCAAGCAGGTATTTCATCTTGGTATAGTAATTGGTGCCTGCAATACTTTTTAAAGTCTGTGCCTGCTCTTTCATGTTAAGGCTGGACATGCCTTTGTTTATTCTTTTTAAAGACTCTTCCAGCCCTACAAATTCACCCTTTGCGTCGTCAAATATAGAAACACCAATTTCCTTCATTGCTTTTATGGCTTCGCCGTTAGCAGCCATACGTGTAAGCATTGCATTGATGCTTCTGCCGCCTTCACTTGCTTTTGTACCGTTATTTGCCAGTATGCCTAATGCAATGCCTGTGTCCTTTGCATCAATCCCTAAGCTTCTGGCAGCACCTCCTGCCCTTATGTATCCTTCCATCATCTGTTCTGCTGTCTGGTTGGATGAATTCTGTCCTTTAGTCACCAGGTCAAGATACTGTGGCAAATCAGCAACTTCAAGTTTTAGTGCACCCATTGAGTCTGTTACCAGGTCACTTGTCCGTGCAAGGTCAAGGTTTGTTGCCTCTGAAAGCTTAAGGACTGGCATCAGGGCAGATGTGGATTCTTCGACATCCCAGCCGGCAAGTGCCATATACCCAAGTGCCGCCGCACTTTCACTGGCAGTTTTAGTTGTTGCCATCCCTGCCTGCCTTGCCGCTTTTTCCATCTGTTCATATTCAGTCACAGATGCCCCCATTGTTGCTGATGTATTTGTTAATTCCTGTTCAAAATCCGCATATTCTTTAACTGCATCCCCGGCAAAACCTGTGACATTGACTGCTGCAAATGCAGACGTAATAAGTGCAGCGGCTTTTTTTGCAGATGATGATATGCCCGTAATCCCTTTTTCTGCTTTATGGATGCTTGAGTCATAGCTCTGGTCTGTCCTAGCCCCGAGAAGCAGTTCTAACGTATACTGCTGTTTTGATGCCATCAGCTTTCCCCGCTTTCGCTATATATTTCCTTTATTTCTTCTGCTGTCTCTAACAGCACATCCACGGGAAGGTTTTTAAAATAGCCTATGCTGTCCTTTGTGTATGCCGCTAAATGTATTGACAGTTTAGAAAGAACGGACGCCCATCCGTCACCTGCATTCAGCCATATAAAAAAAAGTTCCGTACCGTCCCGGCTACCAGCATCATGTCCCTTATATCCAGCATGTTAAAAAATTCCACTGGGAGCCCTGTTACGTGCTTTGCAACATGCTTGCAGTATGTCAGGTCAGCCAGCTTGTTTGGCGGGTAATGCCCCAGTTTCATAAGTATCCTGTCAAACCTTTCGCCATCTACCGTTGTCAGGTCAAGAAGACCAGACAAATCAATTGTTTTATACTTTGTGACCTCCTGCCCGTTGTCAAATTCGTATTCCCTGAAAAATTCAACAATGAACTGGTTGTTATCCTCTTTGTCACTGCTGTCCACATCTTCTGGCTGTGCTTCCCTCCCAGGGCTTGCCACCCCGTCAAATTCTGCTTCAATCCCTGCCTGTTCTGCCAGTTCCTCATAGCTGGCTGTTTTCACTTCTGTTCCCATCATAAATAAATCCCCCTGTTAAAATATATAAAATACTGCAAAACAAAAAGCAGTAACACATGTACTGCCCTTTGTTTTAAATCAGGCTGGCAATTCCGCTTGCCAGGTCTGTTCCGTTAATCTTAGAAATGCCATTAAGCTTGTCTACTTCTGTCAGGACATCCTTGCCCAGCTGGTCCTTGTAATACACAACTTCTTTTTTGATGGACGGGTTTGTAAAACCTCCCTTTAACAGCTTTCCATAATTAATTTCCTTGGTAAAACCTTTGATGGTAATAGTCCTGCCTGTCAATGACCTTGCAAGGGTGCTGGTATTAATATTTTCCTGCGCCGCTTTTAATATGATTGCCTTGCCGTCATCAGCTGCCAGTTTCAATGCTTCTTTAGAGATATTGGTAAAAGGTATCTCTATCTGTGTGCTTTTGAACTGCCCGGGGGATGGTGAATCAACTTCCCCTGCCATGCCGGAAAGGTTAAGTGTCTCCGAAGTATTTTCAAAGACGGGCAGTGTTATTTCTGCTGTCACTGCTATTTTATGTGCCTCATCCACAACATCCAGGTATGCATTAAACCTGTTAATTTTTTCCTGTATAACTGCCATCAGTCTTCACCTCCGCCATTTAATGCTGCTTCAAGTACCGAAACATCATATTCAAATTCATTCTCTATGTATTCCATAGGGTTATATGCTGCATATTTCGTTGAAAACTTTACCTTTCCATCCATTATTTTACTGACCGGGTTTTTAGCTTTATCGAAAATAATTTTACCTCCAGCAATATAGCCAGGGGTAAGGGAATTAAGTGTCATGTTAAAATTATCTACTATGCTTTGTATTTTCTGCTGGGTAGCATTACGCCCGATTAACGGGAAACATTCCGTTTTAAACCTGTTTTCAAGATAATTCAGCATAGCAACGCCGCTAGACCACCTGTCTATTGGGTCTGTTGATTTCGGATATGCTGTTGTATTATTGCCCCATGCTTTCCACGTTGGCATCCTTATGGCTGTATATATACCGTTGGCATTAAGGTAATCGTTTGCATCATCCTGTGTAAATCTTAATGGTGTGCCATCTGGCAGGCAGATACCATCAATTAACAGGTCATGGTTATCAATGGAATCTGATGGTATATCAGAATTCTGGACTGCTATTGACTGTGCAAGTGCCGCCGCAAAGCTGGAAAATGCAAGCACCATGCCATCAGATTTAACCATTGGGTAACAGGCATCAAGCCACCTTGAATACGGTACTTTCTTTTCCCTTATGGCACTGATTTTATCCAGTGAAGATGCACCGCTTTCTGTACAGTCCAGGTCAATATAAGCTTTGCCGTTATACATCCCGTATATTTTCTGTACTTTGGCTTCAAGTACTGTTGCAACTGCCGGGTCAGAACTGAATACAGGCGCAGTTACAACAGTGGGGACAAGACCTGTTTCAGGGTATACATCATTTATTACCTCAATCCCTGAACGTATCCCGTTTTTATCAATGCCGCCTATTATATCCTCTGCTGTCACTCCTGACGGGTTAATCTTTGTATATGCGACATTTATTTTTTCTGCTTCCTTTAATGCGCCGTCATCTGTAATGGATATTACAACATATCCTGCCGTATTAAACGACACGACATAATCATTACCCCTGGCATATTCTGTACCACCGTCTGATACCACCAGCTTATCCAGCAGTATCCCCGTGTCCTCTATTACCACGCGCATTTTCTGTACTGTATATTCTTTTCCTGCAGCTGCCTCTGTATGGGCAGGATTAGACGGGTCAAGCACATTCACTGCTATTATTGGGGACACGGCATGTTTGTCAAAGGATGCATGTACACTGTGCATTATGGTGTATTTCTCTGTTTCATTAGTAAATCCTAACAACGCCTCTGCATCTTCTTTGTCTTCTAAAACAACTGGTACATTTACTGCCTTCTGGGGGTCATCAAGTGTATTGACTGGTGCTGTGCCTATCACCAGCTGTATGACACTTGCGCACGCATCAGGCTGTATGCCTGCTGTCTTTTTTCTGTCTGTTTCTACCCTGTGTTTATATCTGCTGCTCATTGTATCTCCTTTCCGTGCAATGCACTATAACAAACTTTTTTCCACACATGTATAAGCAACATCCAGCACAGAACCTTCAACACCCAGCTCCTGCCTTGCTTCAAAAATCTTGTCTGCCGGAACCAGAAGGCGCGCAAAATCCTTGTCCTTCTTTGCCCTCTCTGCTACTTTCCCAGGCAGTCCGTCCCTGAAAACTGCATTTTCCTTAATCAGCCCTGGAACTGCTGGTCCAAAATACATAACATGTTCTTTATTCATATAAATTCCCCCAGTCCTTCTTCAAAAGGAAGCATAAACTTCCAGTTAGTTACTAAATCAGCTTCATAGTACGGGTATGGACATTCATGGTTTATAGCTTTGTATGCTTTTTTCTCCATCCTGGAATACCCGCCTATAATACCTTTGGTAATAAAATGTGTATAAATCTCATTCATCAGGTTTAAAACATTTACAACGCCGGGACGCTTTTTATCCCAGTCCTCAATGTTGATAGAAAAGTGTATTTCAACATTCCACTCTTCATCATCTGAATTTTCATCACCAGCCATTATTACAATGTAATTGTGGAGTCCTGTATCATCCTCATCTTCTGGCAGGGGTATATTATGCTCATATACAGTTATATCTTCAAATACATCATTGCAAAGGGCTTTCAGGCTTTGTGAAGATAACAGTCCTCTTAGTTCTGTGGCAATCATGCTGACAAGCATTACATCTGTCATTGGGGTCACTTCCCTTTCCTTTTACCTAAAATATGGTCTGTTTCGTGTCCGATACGTTTCCGGAGGGTTTCCATTGCTTCTTTTTCACAACGTTCCATTACATCTTTGTTCTGGACAATCTGTGTAAATGCCGGTCCAGTAACCCCTTCAAGTTTGCCATGGCTTCCTTCTTTACGTCTTAACAGCAGGAAAACCCCGCTCTTCTTTACAACTTGCAGGAAAGGTTTTCTGTCACCGCCAAGTTCTTTTTTGCCGCCTTCTCTCTTTACCTGTGCCTTATATACTTTTACATTAGGTTTTCCTTTAGAATTAAAATGGATACGTTTATATGGTGACAAATTCCTGCTTTTCATCGGCCAGTGCGCAAGGTTTTTATGTCCGTCACAGAATTTAACCACAGCATAAGGTCTGCCATAGAAAGCTTTTTGCACCCTGGCAATATTCTCAATATCTTTCTGTTGCACCATATATTTTTTTGCCGTTTCCTGTTTGATTACCTTTTTAGCTGTAGTTGCGGCACTGTTAGCTGCACGTGCCATGACAATGCCTGCTTTTTCACGCATAGCCCCCAGTTTTTTTTCAATCTGGTCTGTGCCGTCTACCCTTAAATCAACCGTAAACATCCCCTATACCTTATCCCTTTCCAGAAGTATCTTCCATACGCCATTGTTTTTTGACAGCATGGCAACCCTGTAGTTACTGCCGCCATATTCAACAGCTGAATTAACAGTAAGTTTACGCTTCATATCAGCTTCACGGACAAGTATAAGGACCTGCTTTTTGTGGATTTCATCTTTATACCTGGTCTGTTTATCACTTTTTTTAGCCAGCTCCTCAAGCCCGTAGCTGTCTACAATTACAGGTATCTCTGCACCATCAAAGGTTTGTTTAATGGCAAAAAAATCTTCATCAAAAAACACCCCGTCAATATCTTCTGCCATATCTTCCTTAAATCCCATAAACACCCTGTCCCCTCTATTCCTGGCTTTTTGCCTCTTCCCTGGAAGGACCTTTTTTATCTTCTTTAGAAGGGGCTTTTTCGTATTCTATGTAACCTTCACGCCTTAAAAAAGCTTCATCAGCTACAGAAAGCCTGGAGGTAATTTTTTCTCCAGGCTTATAAGTCTTTTCACCAATTGTTAATTTAATTTTCGCAACCATGTGTTACCTCCTGTTTTTACAGCTCGCCATAGGTTTCTTCCTGGTAATTCAGGATTTCTGATTTTATTTCTGGTAATTTCATCTCTGCATCCAGGCCGCTAAGCCCTATGCTTTCTGCATAGCCCAAAGCTTCTGCTTTGCTTTTCATTGACTCAATCTCTGCTGCTGTTTTTAATTCTGCCCCGTCTGCTGGCGGTTCATCTGTATCAATGCTGTTGTCTGCCACATCCTGTGTTACCACATCATCATAAATATTAGCTACTAACCAGCTTTCCCAGTCATATGGAAATGGCACAGGACGGGAAAATACCTGTACTTCTGCCGTGTTTTCTCTTTCAGAACCTACAAACCTTGGCACAATCTTTTCAGCATAGGATTTAAAACTCCCGCCAGAAAAGAATGTAACCTGTGCATATGCTGTTTCGCCCATCTTTGGCTGTAAGAAAGCAATTGTTCCAGGGGGAAGCATTGTTTTTTCTTCACCATCTAAATCCTCATAGTACTCATCATAGGTGAACATAGTCATAACTACGCCGTTAATGTTTATCCTGCCGTTACATACAACACCTTCTGGCATTTCTGACTGTTTAATGTCCCCAAAATCTACTTTTGCAAGGTCATAAAATTTAAGGAACTCTTTATCCGACATAAGCACCATTGATACATCCGATGTCATAACTATATCTGTAACCCTTGTGCCACGCTTGCGTAACACGGACGCCATTTTATAAAATTCCTGTATTTTTTCAGATGCAGACATGTCTAAGAATTTCTTTGTGAAACGGTATCTGTTTTTAAACTCACCATCATAAAACTGTAAATATTTCAGGTCATAATTGATGCCCTTAACGGCATCGTCCCCGTTAGCATAATGTTTCATAAGGATTTTGCCTGTCCTTACCAGTTCTGTACACATCTGTTCATGCCTTCTTAAAACTGATTTTCTTAAATCATCCATGTATTCAGCCTCAAGTTCATTTTCACGCTGTGCAGGTGTACGTCCTGACTCTGGTGACTCACCAAAAGATTTCTTTTCCAGTTCTTCAGCTGTTACTGCTTTTTTCGGTGCTATGTAAGGTGCTGTAATTTCCAGTGCCCGGTATCCCTCGCTTTCAATAGCAATGCCGCCAACAACCGGGATTACATAAGGTGCTATCTTTCTTCCTTTTTTCTTTGTTTCAACCAGGGCTTTTTCAGAATAATATACTTTCCCGTCTGGGAAGTACCTGTTTTTGAAGAACTGCACAACAGGATACATCTTTTTTATTGCATTTATCAGCTTATATGTTTCTGTTACCATGTCTTATATCCCCCTTATTTAAGATAAATTCCTCTTGAACGCAGGCTTTCAAGGTCTGCCGTGGTTAATTCCACATCTGATATGCAGGCTGACAGCCTGAATGTGCCGCTTATATATGCCGCTGCTGTTATTATGGTATCGTCCGCAGCATAAGCATTATCTTCTGCCACTATTGCAGAGGCAGTACCGCCAGATGTATGAAGCGCATACTGTCCATCTTTAAAATCAAGGACCTGCCCCCTTTTTATAACACCTGCCGTATCCTCTGGCACAGCCACTGGAAGACTGCCTGCATCCCTTGTATGGGAAATGTCATATACAAGCCTGTCTTTTTCCATTCTGTATGCTTCACCGTTTAACTTCATAATACGCTCCTTCCTATGCTTTAGCCTTCCTGCTATTTCTGTTGTTAGCATATGCAGCCAGCTCGTCCGCCTCATCTGCTGCACCACCTTCTGGCAGGGTCTCTACATCATCCACACCTGAATTTTGTGAATCCTCTATGGCTTCTGCCATATATCCGGACATCTTTTTCCTGTCACCAAGCATTACCTGGTATGCCAGTGCCTGCGCATTTACAGGTTTCTCACCATACTTTGCTTCATTAAGGATATCTTCCATAACCCCGGATGAAATTGCATCAAGTTCTTTAAGGCGGTTTCTTTCACACATTATGCCCCTGTCCTCTGCTTCTTTAAGGCGTGCACCCAGTTCATCTTCCAGTTCAGGGTTAGCCTGTAACATTTCTTCTAAAGTCATATTTTTTACTCCTTCCATACTTTCTTTTTTGCTTTCTGCACCCATGGTTTCTTTGTTACAGGCAGCACTGGTACTGTCTCCCTGTATTACCCCGCTGGATAAAAGGATATCTTTAAGTGCCTGCACTTTATCCGGGGATATGATACCCTGGAAACCGCCTGGCATCCCTGCTGCACCTGTAACGGTATTTATAGTGCTGCCTGCCGGTTCTGTATCCCCGTCAAACATCATGCCATCAATAAACCTGTTTTCAACCGCCATCTGCGGGGACATATATGTATTATTGTCCATAAGCGTCTGTATCTCTTCCCTGGAAAGGCCTGTCTTTTTTTCATAGACATTGATTATGCTTTCATTGATTGCACGCAGGGCATCAGCCCCCATCTGCAAATCCCTGTAATCACCTTCTGCTTCTGACTGTGAATTATGTATCATAAAAACAGACGCGTCAGATGCAAGCGCTTCATCCGCGCCACAGGCTATTACTGTAGCTGCAGAACATGCATAGATGACATGGGCTGTAATATGCCCTCCGTATTGTTTTAATGCTGCATATATCTCAAATGCAGGCATAACACCGCCGCCAAAAGAGTTAATCTCTATGCATACATCCTCCCCTGCTGCTTCTTCAAGTTTTTTTGCTATATCACCAGGACAGCAGCATGGTATGCCAAGCCACTGGTAAACCCATGCATTGCCATCTGGTACAATTGCACCCTTTACATTAATCTTTAACACCGTTCTCTCCTTTCCCTTCTGCCTGCACTGTCCTGGCTTCTGCAAGCCTGGCATTTTCATCTTTCAGCGCCCGCACATTATCATCAAAATCACTGCCGTTCAATACAGTGCATTCATCTTCATGTGTGGACAGCCCTTCATTTATTCTTCTTGTTGCCGCATCTACCTCTTTTACCGGGTCTAACATGCCCTGCGCCGGTCCGTTCCATACTGTATTTGTATATGCCTTCCGGATGAGGATGTCAGTAAAATAACCTGGTGCCTTAATCCTTCCAGTGCTGACAGCCTCGTTGAACCAGAGCACATATATTTCCTGGCAGAAGTCATTTACAAACCACGCCCTGCGCATACGGAACGCCTTCCAGGTTTCATTTAAAGCTCCCTTTGATGCGGAGAAATTGTTTGTAAACTTTTTAAGCAGGACTTCAGGGGCAATTTCAAGGGCTGCCCCTATATGGGAAGCCATTGCAGAGGCAAAACCTTCAAAACTGCCTGACGGGTGCTCTGACTTGACCGGGTTAACCGTTTCACCTGCTTTAAGGTAATTTACTGTCCCGCTTCCCAGTTCAATTTCATCATCCGTACCATCCTGGTAACTGCTGTCCTCCCCATCCACCCCTGCAAAGTCTGTAATGCCTTCCCCGCTTTCTGTCTGGATGAATACAGAAAATATTGAATTAACCACAGCCGCCATTATTTCAGCATCCGTGTACTGTGAAAGCTGTCTGACTGCCTGGATTACAGGTGCCAGGAACGGGACACCCCTGTACTGTTCTGCACGTTCTGCATTAAAAATGTGGAGTATATTAGGGTTCCCTGTTTTCCTGCCGCGCTTTTCTATGCGTGTCCATTTATAAATGCCATCATTGTTATAATCTCCCGGGAACTTAGAGCATACATGGTATGCTGCTACCCTGCCACTCTTATCAATTTCAACACCGTTCATAATCCTGTTTCCATTTTTATTCCCAGTATCAAAAGCGTTATACTCCCCGTCAATGGCACCGGGTGTGCACACCCGGTCTGCTTCCACAAGCTTTATCCTTAGCCGGTATGGCATATATGGTGATGCATCACCATACTTTACCAGTGCAAACTCCTCACCGTTCCTTAACCAGTCTGAAAATGCAACCTGCTGTAATTCATAAAAATTATTCTGGTCGTTATTGTCACACAGTGTCGACTCTGCCCACAAAGCAAATTCCCTTTTTATCTGTTTTTCAAGCTCCTTAGCTTCATTTTCTGGCATACCAAGGAATTTATAATCAATCCTGGGCTTTGGTACAAGCCCTGAACCTACACAGTTGGTCCTGGTGCTTCCTGTTGCCGCTGCCCCTAAAGGGGTGTTCATGATTAAATCCCTGCTTCTTTCCCTTAAAAGCTTCCTGTTTTCTTCAATGTCTGCTTCCGGGGAAAGGCTGGAAGCATGGTATTTTTTAGCCCAGCTCCCTTTCCTGGAAGCCCCGCCATGTGAATAACCACTGTTAGTAATGCTGCCCAGCATCCCGCGCTGGAACTTTGCTGTTTCCTGCTGCAGTTTCAGCTTTTCAATATCCAGCTTTGCAGCTTCCCTTTTAGCCGCCATGCCAGGACTTAATGCTGCAAGAAAGTTATTAAAAATCCCCATCCTGTGTCCCCCTAACTAAATGGTATGACCCTTACAGACCGCCGCTTTATTGTCCCCCTGCTTTCAAGGACTGCAATTTCTTCTTCAAGTTCCTTTATTTCAGCCTGTACGGATGCAAGGCTTGTACGTGTAAGCTGCTGTGAACCTGCAGCATAAGACTGGCTCCTTAATATCCTGGATTCAGCCTTGTAATATTCATCAAGCCGGCGTTTTAAATTTTCAAGCCGGATATCCTTTTTTCTTTCCATCACATTCTGGTTCCTTTCTGGCATTTCCGCTGTGTCCTGCCGGTTTTTCTCCTGGAAGGGGCCATATAGTTTATGCCTTTTTTAATTTTTGCTTCCAGCCCGTCCCAGGATGGATGCAGAAGTTCACAGACAGCATAGTTATAATTAAATAAATCAAGCGGCTCATTCCTTACGCCGCTTTTCTTTACCCATACTTTTTTCTTTACACCATTTACTTTTTTAACAATCTGGCTCTCTGAAAGAAGGCCTTTAAAATATTTCTCCCCATAACCCCTTGTTTTATCAAGCGGGAAATGGCAGTACCCTTCCCCTGGCTCTTCTATTGTCAGCCAGTCCATTATTGATTCCTTGCCGGAGTCAGTGCCTATTATGTTAATTACTGTCTGCCCGGTAACAACTTTGCCGCCATTGCCATCATCTGCCGTTATATCAACAGCAGTTGCACGGTAAAGCAGAGGTATGTCTGGTTTGCCTGCATACCCTTTCAGCCCGAAAACCCTTAATCCTGTTACCTTTGTACGTGCTTTCATCTTTTTTACCCATTTGTATACCATATTGGTGTGGTGCCCGCCTGTATCAATTCCAACACCCGCAATTCCAAGACCCTGGCCATTCTGGAAATAAAAAACTGTCTTTAAATATGTTTCCAGTTCTTCCCACACCTTGTTTCTTGCCAGGTCCCCGTATATTTCAGTCTTGTATATGCCCCAGTTTTCACAGTCCCTTGCCCAGCCCTTTACTTCAATCTCAAACCGGTTATCCTGGACATCAACCGATGCAGTAAGCAGAAGCACCCCTTCCGGCAGTCCCGCAGGATAATACTCTGCCCTTCCTGCAAGGATTTCTTCATCAGCCTTGTTTTTAGCAACGCTGCCCTCCTCCCATGGTTCCCCAAGCGTAGTATTTACAAATGCTTTCAGCTTTTCTGTATCATGGAATTTCTGGAACTCACCATAGGCAGACTGGAACTCGTTAATAATGTCCTGCCATGCCACCCAGGGAGAAGCCAGTGCATTAAGGTGGAAGCTCCTGTGGCTTTTCCTTTCAGGGTGTGCCGCAATCCATTTATGGGCAGACTCCTTCCAGTCCCTTTCAGGAATGATTTCCCCGCATTCTTCACAGCACATTGACACACTGTCAAAAACCACCCGTCTGAAACTGTATGCCTGCCATGCGCCACATCCCGGGCATTGTACACACCATTCTTCCATGGTGCCGGCAATATATTCTTTTTCAATACGGCTTTCACCTGCAATGGTCGGTGTGGATGTCTTAATATATTTCTTATTCCAGAATGTTGTAGCCCTTTTTTCTGCAAGTGTAACCGGGTCCCCTTCTCCTCCTGCTGAATCTGGGTACCTGTCTACCTCGTCCATCCACACAACCCTTATGGGCATTGATGAAAGGGACGCAGGGGAATTGGCACCGGACACTACAATATATCCTCCTGCATACTGTTTAAACAATATGGTATTGTCAGAGTCCTTTGCCCTTGCAGGGGCTACTTTTCCTGCAAGTACAGGTATGTCCCTTATCATCGGGGCAAGCCTTGTCTTTGAAAACCTTTCACCTAGTATAAGTGTCGGCAGGACCATAAGCTGGGTAGACGGTTCATGCTCTATGTAGTACCCTATTCCACACAGGATTATTGTTGTCTTCCCGACCTGCGCCGAAGACATAACTGTGACATCCCTTACATCCAGGTCTGTTATAGCGTCCATTATTTCTTTCTGGTATGGTACGCTGTCCGTAGTAAAATGCCCTGCTTCGTTGGAACCGTCAGGAAGCACCATGTTCTGGTCTGCCCACTGGCTTATAGTCAGATCTTCCTCTGGCCTTAATGCAGATGCCAGGGAACATATAAAATACAGCGTATGGAATGCCACTTTCTTAACTTTCATCCACATCACCGTCCATACCTGGTACAGGGATATCCAGCAGGTTATCTTCACTTATGTCAATGTATTCCTCCGAGTAATAATCTGACGGGTTGTAATCCGCCAGCTCCTGCAATGCAAAATTAATCTCTGTTTTTAAAATCCCTGATATTTCTGTCTTTTCTTTGCCATACAGCTTTGGTGCAAGTTTATATGGCATGGCTGTCATCTTTGACCTGAATTTTGTAAACATATTAGTAATTACAGCTTCTACATCCTCTGATTTATGTACCTGCCCCTTTATAAGCTGCAGTTTTATTTCAGTAACCTTTGATTTAAGATGTTCATGCCTTGCTTTTTCAGTATCCAGGTCAAGCCCTGTATTATCAAAGTCACTTATGACTTTCTCCCCTGCCCTGGCAATTTTAAGATTGAGTATATAGTTTTTTAATGACTTCATCAGCAGGTACCTCCCATGGCTGTTCCTGACAAGTATGCCTTCGTTTGCCAGGTTACGTACCTGCTTGTCACCAATGCCCATGATTTCAGCCAGCACTTTTGCTGGTACTACAACTGCTGTTATATCATCTGTCTTCTGTATATCTGCCATGCCTCTCACCCCGCCTTCAATTCGGAAATGGCAATGAAAAAATTTTAATATAATTAACTAGCCGCCCACTGGACTCACCGCACCGCAACCCCCACCAGAACACTTCACAGAACCTATGCAATCATCAGACTTTTAATTTATACTAACTTATGTAATAATTATATATTATTTTCTATTTTTTTGATTTATTTTATCTT